TTTGTCTCGCTCATTCTTTCGCTCGAACTGTGGACGTAAACCCCGTCGCTTAGGCGACCGGGGTCACTGGTTTTCCTTCCCCCCCTATAGTCCCCCCCTTCCGTTACATTCAGTGTTTCGTCCACATGTGGGGGCGGACTGTTGGGTACGAGCGAACAGCGAGTAAGTAACAAAGTGACCTAATGTGTGATGAAGCAAAACGATGAACTCACTTTGAATTCAACTCAGCAACAATATGTTGAGTGGCTTTGCACTGCTCCTAGTGAGCGTCAACCTGCAACAAAAAAAGCGATGGCTGTCCATTTGGGTGTTGACATTACGACTTTGCGTCGTTGGGAAAAGAAGGATGTGTTCCGTCAGACTTGGAAAGATTCCGTTGACGAACTTCAGGGATCACCAGAACGTACACAGCGTCTGCTGGACACCTTGTATTCCAAGGGTCTTGATGGTGATGTGAAGTCTGCACAGTTGTATCTACAGGCAACTAACCGCATGGCTCCTCCTACGGTGACGGTTCAGTCAAACAAGAAGGCTGCTGAGCTTTCTGATGATGAACTGGATGCGTTGATTGCGGCTGTTGCTGAGCGTGAGAAGTCTCAGCGGACACAGTTGAGGGCGGTGTGAACATGGTTGAATGCCCTGAATGTGGAGAGGAGTACCCTCCTGTTGCTACTCATTGGATCTGCCCTGCTTGTGGTATTGATGATAATTCTCAGCCTAAGATGGCTGTTTTCGAGCTGAAAGAGGACTAAAACTAATATGGCTGTACCGGCAAAACAAAACTTGGTTATGACTCGTGGTGATACAGAGAGTTTAGTTATCACTATGAAAAACGAAGCTAATGCGCCAATTGATATTACTGGTCGCACTTATCGTGCTCAGATCCGTGCCACAAAAGACGCTGGCGCTATTGACGCAAGCTTTTCCTGCTCAGTAACCAATGCTGCCGCTGGGGAAATTACCTGCACAATTTTGCCAGCTGTAACTTCGACACTTAGTGTTGGCATTCATTACTGGGATCTTGAGGAAACCGCATCTGGTGTTGTTTCTACCGTGTTGGCTGGTTCAGTTAACGTACTTGCGGACGTGACACGCTAAATGGCAAGTACAACCATTGTCGTAACCAGGGGTGATGAAACCAATGGCATAGTCCGTACCGCTACGGTCAACGTAGTTACTACCTCTGCTATTGGTCCTACTGGAGCGACGGGTGCAACGGGAGCCACTGGAGCAACCGGTGCGACTGGCGCACAGGGTTTGCAAGGCATTCAAGGTTTTACTGGAGCCACAGGCGCACAAGGTCCGATTGGACTCACTGGAGCTACTGGCCCTCAGGGAGCGACTGGTCTTACTGGCGCTATTGGCGCCACTGGTCCAACGGGTGCTACTGGGCCTCAGGGTATTCAAGGTATCCAGGGTGACGTTGGTCCACAGGGACCAATTGGTTTGACTGGTGCTACTGGTCCAACGGGACCACAGGGTATTCAAGGTATTCAGGGTCTTGCTGGTGATAAATACCAGACAACATCAACAACAACGTTAACTATTGTTGCTAGTGGAAGTATTACCTTTACGATTGCTGCTGGATTGTCGTACACGCACAACCAAACAATTCTTGTTTCGCATAACTTGAGTAATCACATGCATGCGGAAATTGACACATACAACCCATCGACTGGTGTTGTGGTCGCAGTTGTAACAGACTCTGATGGTTCTGGAACGTATTCAACTTGGGATGTAAACCTGTCTGGTGCTGTGGGCGCAGTCGGTCCTCAAGGGTCTACAGGTGCTACTGGAGCAGTTGGCCCTACTGGGGCAACGGGAGCGACAGGAGCAACAGGACCTCAAGGTCCACAAGGTATTCAAGGGGATACTGGTCCAACTGGTCCAACAGGAGCAACTGGTGCAACTGGTGCAGTTGGTCCTGGTGTTGCAGCAGGTGGAACCGTTGGACAGATTCTTAGTAAAATTGACTCAACCAACTACAACACGCAGTGGATAAACATTCCAACGATTAACGCTCTTGATGATATTGGAAACGTAAACGTTCCATCCCCAGTAAACGGTCAAGCACTTGTTTACAATACTTCTACTACACAATGGATTGCTGGAACGGTTGCAACAGACCCAACTAGTAGTTCTAATTTTGCAGCAATCATGACAATGGATATAGGAGCATAAATGGCTATTGGAGATAGAAACGAATCACGTCTTGGTGGACCAATTCAACTTGGTACATCTACGACCACAATTGCTACAGCAGCAACTGGTTATGCAGAAATTATCAAACAGATAATTATTACCAACACGGACACAATCGACCGTACAGTTACTTTGGCTATTGGTTCTGCAGCTACGGCTGCGAACCGTTTGCTGTCGGCATTGCCGATTGGTGCCAATGATGTAATGATTTGGGATACCGCTTTGGTGTTGAACGCAGGTGAAACATTGCAAGGACTTTCAGACACAGCAGCAAAGGTAACCGTAACAGTTGTCGGTTGGGAAAAGCAGACAGCATAATGGGATTCTCTGAAGGTATCGGTATTGGTTCAATAAAGCAAGGCGTATGCACTAGTAGCACACGCCCTGCTAGTCCGTTTGATGGTCAGGTTATTTATGAGACTGACACAGACAAAACTTTGGTGTATAACGGTACGAGTTGGGTGTTCTTGTCAACTAGTACAGCAAATCCTGTTGGTCTTGTTTATATTACACAAGCAAACCCGTCAGGGGTTACTAGCGTTTCTGTGAATAATTGTTTTACAAGCGCATATGAAAATTATAGGATTGTAGTAAACATTAGTTCGTGGGCTGTTGCTGATGGAAATATTGGTTTGCGATTAAGGGCAAGTGGAACAGATGCAACAACAAACTATTTGAGCCAACGCCATGGTGGAGCAGGTGGTACTTCTTTTGGTTCAGCAAATGTGTTGGGTACTGATGAAATGTATTTGGGTTCATTTATTAACGCAGCACCAAGAGGCTGTTTTGCGGCGCATGACATACTCGCACCACAAATTACTTCGCAAACTGTAATGCGAGGAAGTTTGGGTTGGCTTGATGTGGTTAACGGTAGTTCGGTTGCTACTGTGTGGAACGCTCAAACTAGTGCCACATCTTATGATGGCTTCACGCTTATTGGAACACAATCTTTTACTGGGACTATCCGTGTTTACGGATACCAAAACAGTTAGGATATTTATGTCTGACAAACTAGAACTAGACGCACAAACAGGTATAGCAATTGAGCGTGAATACACAGCAGACGAACTGGTACAACGATTAAAGTACCAAGAAAAACACGCACTTCTTGAACAGGCTAAACAACAGCGTATTATCGCTCGGCAGGTGCTACTAGAACGACTTGGTATTACCGCCGAAGAAGCACAACTATTATTGGGAGGTATTTAATGGCACATTTCGCACAAATCGTAGGAGACACAGTTGTACAAGTAATCGTTGTGAGCAACGATGATTGCGGGAACTTAGAGTTCCCGGCATCGGAACAACTTGGCAAAGACTTTATTGCTTCGATTGGTCTACAAGGTGAGTGGAAACAAACCTCGTATAACAACAATTTTCGTGGACGTTATGCCGGTATTGGTTTTCGTTATGATTCACAACTTGATGAGTTTGTTGAACCAGTTTATCCAGACACATCGCTTCCAGTAGCAAATCCAGAGGAGCAATTGGGCCAATGAGCATTCAGGTAGCACGAGGACAAACGACAAATGGTGTTTGCACTAGTACTACACGTCCTGAATCACCTTATGTTGGGCAAATGATTTTCGAGACTGATACAAATCTATTAAAAATTTGGCTTGGTTCTGGTTGGTCGTTAGGGCAGACACTGTAATGGCTATTACTACCACGACACAGGGAATTAAGCCTGGCGTCTGTCTTTCGACAGCACGCCCAACTAACCCATATTTGGGTATGGTTATTTTTGAAACCGACACCAACAAGATGCGTGTTTGGTTGGGTTCTGCATGGTCTGGCGGATATACGCACACAAATACAATTGGTGTTGACTATCTAATAATTGCTGGTGGCGGTGGTGGTGGTAGTTATTATGGTACTGGTGGCGGTGGTGCTGGTGGATATTTGACAAGTTCAATTTCTTTGCTGGTTGGAACTGCTCACACTGTTACTGTTGGAGCTGGTGGAACTTCCAGTTCAACAAGCAATGGAACAAATGGTGGCAACTCGGTTTTAAGTTCGGTGACGGCAACTGGCGGTGGTGGAGGTGGTATTAACGCTGGTCTTACTGGTGGTTCTGCTGGTGGTTCTGCCGCAGGTACTGGAACATCAACTGCAGGTACTGCCGGTCAAGGTTTTGCTGGTGGAGGAGGAACTGTTGGTGTAACACATGGTGGTGGCGGTGGTGGTGGTGCATCGGCAAACGGAGTAACTGCTTCTACAGCTACTGGTGGTGCTGGTGGTGCCGGAGCTAGTTCTTCGATAACTGGCACAGCGATAACTCGTGCAGGCGGTGGTGGAGGTGGGGCTGAAACAACCAACCAAGCAAATCGTGGTGCTGGCGGTGCGGGTGGTGGGGGTATCGGTGGCGCTGGAGCGACTGCGGGTGCTGGAACAGTAAATACTGGTTCCGGTGGTGGTGGTGGTGGTGGTATGACCCCACAACTTGGTGGTAGCGGTGGTTCTGGTGTTGTGATTATTGCTTACCCAACTACATTTTCGGTTGCATCAGCAACAACGGGTGGTCCAACATATAGTTCCGCCCGTGCTGGGTATCATGTTTACACATTCACTAGTTCAGGAAGCATAACTTTATAATGGCTATTAGTGGAATTACTGGCGCACAATCAATCATACAACCTGCGGTATGCACTAGCACAACTCGTCCTGCGAGTCCATATGTTGGTCAAGTTATTTTTGAAACAGACACAAAATTACTAAAGGCATGGTTGGGTTCTGGATGGTCTGCTGGAACATTGCATTCAAGAAACTTGACCATTGAATACGTAGTTATTGCTGGTGGTGGGGGTGGCAGTGGTGCCACTTCTACCAACGTTACTGGTGGTGGTGGAGGAGCAGGTGGTTATCGCTCATCTGTTTCTGGAGAATCATCTGGAGCAAACTCTTCAGCAGAAACACCCCTTTCCCTGAGTGTTGGTACACACACAGTTACTGTTGGTGCTGGTGGCGCTGGAACACTAACGAATAACACGGTAGCTAATAGTGGTACAACATCAGTTTTTAACACAGTTACTTCAATTGGTGGAGGCGGTGGAGGAAGTGGTTCTGTTGCTGGTGTTACTGGCGGTAGTGGTGGTGGTGGTGGTTCTTCTGCTACTGCAGCAAACATAGCGGGAACATTGAACCAAGGCATGGCTGGGGGTTACGGTGGATATACGGGAGACACTGGAGCAACTGGTGGTGCAGGCGGTGGTGCTGGAGCTGTGGGCGGAAACTATTCAGGATGTTGCACAGGTGGTGTAGGTGGAAACGGTTTACCTTCATCAATCACTGGAACCGCAGTAACAAGAGCAGGTGGCGGAGCAGGAGCTGGATATTATTACAGTGCTGGTGGAAATGGTGGTGGCGGTGCCAGAGGCGCTGGTGTAACAGCACTAGGAAACCCAGCAGCAGGTAATGGCACAGCAAACACTGGAAGTGGTGGTGGTGGTTACATGACCTACAACACTTCTGGTTATGGCGGCAATGGTGGTTCTGGTGTGGTTATTTTAAGATACCCAACATCACAGGCTTCTGGTATGACCGTTACTGGTGGCACCATAACGACATCGGGAATATATACAATTCACACGTTTAACGCAACTGGCAGTTTTGTCGTAGCGTAACGAAAGGTCTATTTAGTATGGCTTTAACAATCCCCCACTCCTTCACCAACTCAACTGTTGCGGAAGCCGCTGAGGTCAACTCAAACTTCTCAGCAGTAAAGATCTTTGTGGACGCACTTCAGGATGGATCTGGTATTTCTTCCAGTGCGATTGTCGAATCAAAGATTGCGACAAGCGCTGTATCTTCTGACAAGATTGCAAGCAACTCGATAACCGAAGTAAAGATCGCAGATAACGCTGTCACCCAAGCAAAGCTTGCTGACCGTGTTGTGGGTTCAGCGGAACTAGACAACCTGACACTCAGCGCCGTTGTGGACACCTACACGTTGGTTCTTGCAGACGCCCACAAACTTGTGACCCTAAACAAGGGAACTTCGTTTACCGTAACTGTTCCAACTGAAGCAAGTGTTGCATTCCAGGTTGGTGACCAAGTTAACCTATTGCAGATTGGCGCTGGTCAAGTAACCGTTGCTGGTGCTGTTGGTGTTGACGTACGTTCACAGGGACCAAAGTTGAAACTCAATGGTCAATATGCTGCAGCAACTCTGGTGAAGATTGCTGCGAACGAATGGGTTCTTATCGGCAATACGGCGGCATAGTCATGCAAATACTTGCCGGCGTGGGTTCTTCGGAACAATTGCCAACACCAATCCTTAGTGCTGCCACAGCAACTTATGGTGGTTTTACTTTCACCATTAGCAATTACAACGCAGCCAATGGTTACACAATAAGTACATCTGCTGGTTCTGTTTCTCGTACTGGTGCAACTGTGACACAAAGTGGTCTTTCGAACGGTGCGTCAGCAACAGTTACAATATTTTCCACTAGGGCTGGATTTACCAACTCGTTCTCAACTACACGTGCTGGAACAGCACTTCCAACATGCACAAATACGGGTTATAGTTATACAACAATTAACGGTGGTAACTTGGGTACTTGCGGTATTATTCCGTGTGGTGCTGGCCAAAACCCAGCTTATGACACTCTTTGGGTTCAAGTATCGCCTGACCCATGCGTGAGTGGAAGTACGCCAGTAAGTGGCGGATATGTCACATACAATGGTAGTTGGTACTGTCTAACAACTGGATATACCTGCCCTTAAGGAGAATCATGTCAGAACAAATTGGTCCAGATCTAAGCAAGCCACACAACTTCTTTGCATTCATTATTGATGGCGAAGTTGTATGGATGCACATGTTATACGAAGAACTTGAGCAGATGACTGCTGTTTATGGTTCGAATCCAACAATCGTTCAGGTTCCAAAAGAACTTAGTGGTTCTGTGTCTATGGGTTGGAAATTCCAAGATGGAGTTTTCAGTGCACCTACTGAATGAGTCCTTGGCAAGAGTACAAAAAGAAGCTAGGCACAACACGCCCTTGGGATTTGTTAAATCCAGAAGTTCCAAGAGCAGAAGCAAGTGTTGCTCAATCTCGATATGCAACCTGTCTAGATTGCCCAGAGCTAATACAGGTAACAAAACAGTGTAAACAGTGTGGGTGTGTAATGCCGAGGAAGGTAAAACTTCTCGAAGCAACATGCCCACTCAACAAGTGGTAGGAGAATCATGCAAAAAGTAAAAGACTTTATCTATAATAACCCAGTACGAGTTGCAGCATTTGTATCATCTGCTGTGGCATTAATTGTGTCATTTGTTGTGCCAGATGTTCCAACAGAGCCCGCAATTGCATTTGTGCTTAGCGCACTTGGTCTTGGTGAGTTCGCACAACGTGCAGAAAACAATAAGACTGATGAAGCATTATTTACCGAGGTACCTGAAGAGGAATAATGGAACTAACCGACCTTCTCAACGAGAAGGAATGGCGTAAGTGTAAGGGCCCAGAGGGTGCAACCACAGATGAACTTGTGGCCGCATTCTCTCATTTCTGTTCAACGTATTGGACTATTCGTCATCCTGAACGAGGACGAATAAAGTTTCAACTGCGAGAAGCGCAGGAAGAAACAGTACGCACTTGGATTGACTCCAGATACAGCATCGTGCTTAAGGCACGACAAATTGGATTCTCCACCCTTGCCGCAGCGTTCACATTCTGGGAATGTTATTTCTGGGGTGACCGATTCATAGTTATGCTCTCACGCACAGAGCGTGAAGCATCAAAGCTTTTGCAAAAAACCAAGTACGGCTACAAGATGCTTCCGCAATGGATAAAGCTCCGTGGACCCGATTTGGTTTCTGACAACCAATTGAAGATGGTGTTTGCTAACGACTCCTCGTTGGAGTCTTTGCCATCTGGAAATGACCCTGCTCGTGGTGAATCCGTTTATCGTGTGGTAATCGACGAAATGGCGTTCTTGCCTGACGCTGAATCCGCTTGGGCATCTATTGAACCAATTGCAGACGTTGGTGGTCGAGTCATATGTTTGTCTACAGCCAACGGTGAAGGCAATATCTTCCATACGTTGTGGGTTGGTTCACAGAACGGAACTAACCGCTTTACTGGCATCTTCTTTCCATGGTCAGCAGGTGACCGTGATGAGGACTGGTATGAAGCCAAGAAGCGTGACTTGCCAGACTGGCAGTTGGCACAGGAATACCCAAGCGACCCAGACGAAGCGTTTGTCCGTTCTGGTCGTCCAGTCTTTGACTTGGACGCTTTACGAGGAATCGAAGCGATTGACCCTTTGAGAGGATACTTGAAAAAGGGTTATGGGAAAAACGTTTACGACTTCCTGGATGATGGGGGAGAACTGGCAATCTGGGA